CGAAACCCTGCGGCCTTGCGTGAGTTGGTCATTCAATCGCTGGTCAAAGTGATCATTGACCCTGAGGCAAAACCCGGACAGATCACGGCTGCGGCTAAGGTGCTGGGCACCGTCACCGAAGTGGCTGCGTTCACTGAGCGTAAGGAAGTCAGAACGATCACAAGCTCTGAGGATGCACGCGCCTCGATCATGGCGCAGCTCAAGCAGCTCAGCAATGCAAGCGCTGAGGATGCCACCATCATCGATGCTCAGGCCGATGACCTGATGCGTGAATTGGCTGGCAGCGACACCCACCCACCCGCCACCACCCCGAATGCCAGCGAGGAGTCCCTGCCATATATACATACTATTCCACACGAACAATCTGCTATTCCGCCCGAACTAGACCCACCCCCCTCCACACAGGAGACCCCCCAGTCATCGTTTGAAACATGACCCACGGGGGGTATATTGCTTAAAAAATAGGCAGTCCTGCAAAAAACGTGGTGAGATAAATAGTTCTAGTTGGAATGTCCAGATGATTACGAAAACAACGCGGCAACCTATTTGTGGAGGTTGCGTAAAAAAAGTTATCCACAGGGACATGAAAATTCGGCGTCGCGATCCTACGAGGGATGAGTGTATGGAGATGGGTATGAGTCCGGCGCAGAAGGAAGTGTTTATGGTGATTGATGAGTGGTGGAGGAAGTATGGGTTTTCGCCGACCATACGGGATATAGCGTATGTGAGGGGGAAGATGGGTATGGGGAGTACGGTGAAGATTGTGGAGAGGTTGGTGAAGTTGGGTGTGGTGAAGAAGATGGATGGGGTTGGTAGGACGATACGTCCGGCGTGGGTGAACTATAAGAACTTGAAGGAGTTGGAATGAATTCTTCAGACGGTGTTATTTACATGGGGATGGCGCTGGCTGTCTATGTTGGTATTGAGCTGCTGGCAATTTTTTTTAAGTGGCTATGGTAAAAAATCAAAACTCTGCTCCGCAGGACCTTGAGGCGTTGGTTGCGCAGTTGCCCGTGCATGAGCAGGAGAAGTTGCTTGAGCAGGTGGCTGAGTACAAGGCTGCGGTGGAGAGGGAGAAGTGTCAGGCGTCCTTCATGGCCTTCGTTAAAAAGATGTGGCCGGGGTTTATTCATGGGCGGCACCATGCTGTCGTGGCTAAGGCCTTTGAGGACATTGCCTCGGGGAAGCTGAAGCGCCTAGCAATTTCCATGCCGCCGCGCCACACGAAGTCTGAGTTTGGTTCGTACATGCTACCGGCTTGGTTCCTTGGCAAGTTCCCTGACAAGAAGGTGATGCAGGCGTCGAACACTGGCGAATTGGCTGTTGGCTTTGGCCGCAAGGTTCGTAACCTCGTTATGAGCGAGCAGTACCACGAGGTGTTTCCGAGCACGAACATTCGGCAGGACTCCAAGTCTGCTGGCCGCTGGGCTGTGAACGAGGTGGGGGAGTACTTTGCTATTGGTGTCGGTGGAACGATGACTGGCCGTGGAGCGGATTTGGTCATCATTGACGATCCTCATACTGAAGGGGAGGCGACCCTAGCGGCGCATGACCCTTCTATATATGACAAGGCGTATGAGTGGTACACCTCTGGTCCGCGTCAGCGTCTGCAACCTAACGGGGCGATCATCATCATTGCGACTCGCTGGAGTGAGAGTGATCTGATTGGCCGTGTTTTGAAAGAAGCCGGTGAGCGAGGTAAGTCGGACGAATGGAGAGTGATTGAGTTCCCGGCCATTCTCCCGAGTGGAAATCCTCTATGGCCTGAGTTCTGGTCCCTTGATCTGCTTGAGGCGCTGAAGGAAGAACTGGCTCCGGCCAAGTGGAATGCCCAGTACCAACAGCAACCCACTGGCGAAGAGGGTGCCATTGTCAAGCGCGACTGGTGGAAGATTTGGGAAAAGGATGACCCACCACGGTGTGACTTTATCATTCAGGCTTGGGATACGGCGTTCACAAAAAACGAGCGGTCCGACTTTTCGGCCTGTACCACTTGGGGTGTTTTTTATTTGAACGAAGACCCGAACAACGCGAACATTATCTTGCTCGACGCCTTTCAAAAGAGGATGGAGTTTCCTGAGCTCAAGGAAAAGGCGCAGTCGCACTATCTTGAGTGGGAGCCTGATGAGTGCATTGTTGAGGCCAAGGCTGCAGGTGCCTCGCTTATCCAAGAGTTGAATCAGATGGCTGGTATTTTTGTGATCGGCTACACGCCAAGTCGCGGTACTCGCCAGCAGTCGAACGACAAGATTGCCCGGATGAATACCGTGTCGGCCATCTTCCAAGCTGGCAAGGTATGGGCGCCGGATACCCGTTGGGCTAGAGAGTTGATCGACCAGATGGCTGCTTTCCCTAACGCGGCCCATGATGACTTGGCTGACACCGCTGTTATGGCGATCACCAGATTTCGACAAGGCGGGTTCTTGAGACTAGAATCCGATGAGCAGGACGAACCTTTGTCCTTTCGGCGTAAAGCCGCGTTCTATTGAGGATCAAATATGGCAACGAGCAGCATGGTTTCGTCCCTCACACCAGCACCGACTGGCTTGGATTTTTCAGACATTGTGCAGGACGACACACCTGCTGTTGAGATCATCATCGAAAATCCAGATGACGTAATGGTCGGCATTGATGGCTTGGCGATTGACTTGATGCCGGAAGATGATGAGCCAGAGTTTGATGCCAACTTGGCCGAGTTCATGGATGAGGGTGAGCTTGAGAAGTTGGGCTCCGACTTGGTTTCAGAGGTTGAGTCCGACATCTCCTCGCGCAAGGATTGGGTTGACATGTACGTCAAGGGCCTCGAGGTCCTTGGCATGAAGTACGAAGAGCGCACAGAGCCATGGGATGGTGCCTGCGGAGTTTTCTCCACTTTGTTGACCGAGGCCGCAGTTCGATTTCAGTCTGAGACCATCATCGAGACTTTCCCCGCACAAGGCCCTGTCAAGACGCAGATCATTGGCGCGATTGACAAGATGAAGGAAGAAGCTGCCGAGCGAGTTCGCACCGACATGAACTTCCAGTTGGTCGATGGAATGCCCGAGTACCGTCCAGAGCATGAGCGCATGCTGTTTAACTTGGGTCTGGCTGGCGCGGCGTTCAAGAAGGTGTACTTCGACCCGAGCCTTGGCCGTCAAACTTCAATCTTCTGCCCCGCCGAGGACATCATCATCCCTTACGGCTCGTCTGGCGCTCGGTCTGCTGAGCGTGTGACCCATGTGATGCGCAAGACCAAGAACGATGTGCGCAAGCTGCAGGTGGCAGGCTTCTACCGCGACGTTGAGTTGGGTGAGCCCATCATGATGCACAACGACGTGGAGAAGAAAAAAGCCGAAGAGCAAGGCTACTCTGTTACCGATGACGACCGCTACCAGTTCCTTGAGATTCAAGTGGACTACGACATGCCGGGTTACGAGGATGAAGATGGCATTGCCCTACCTTACATCGTGACCATCGACCGTGGCACCAACAAAGTTCTGTCGGTATACCGCAACTGGAACGAAGACGACGCCAAGAAGCTCAAGCGTCAGCACTTTGTGCAGTACGACTACGTTCCCGGCTTTGGCGCTTACGGCTTTGGCTACATCCATTTGATTGGTGGTTATGCGCGAGCTGGCACTTCTTTGATTCGCCAGTTGGTGGACGCGGGAACTTTGAGCAACCTACCCGGTGGTTTGAAGTCTCGCGGCCTGCGCATCAAAGGAGACGACACTCCTATTGCCCCCGGCGAATGGCGTGACGTGGATGTGCCATCTGGCTCGGTGCGCGACAACATCATGCCGCTGCCATACAAAGAGCCAAGCCAAGTGCTGGCCGCTTTGCTCGACCGCATCACTGAAGAGGGTCGCCGCCTTGGCTCTATCGCTGACATGAATATCAGCGACATGAGCGCCAATGCTCCAGTTGGAACCACTCTGGCTTTGCTCGAGCGCCAGCTCAAGACCATGAGCGCGGTGCAGGCCCGTGTTCATTACTCCATGAAGCAGGAATTTAAACTGCTCAAGGAAATCATTCGCGACAACACCCCGAGCGAATACGAGTACGAGCCACAAGGCGGAGACCGTATGGCGAAGCGGGAAGACTACGACATGGTGGAAGTCATCCCAGTGTCGGACCCCAACAGTTCGACCATGGCCCAACGGATCATGCAGTACCAAGCTGTGATCCAGTTGTCGCAAAGCGCCCCCCAAATTTACGATCTGCCTCAGTTGCACCGTCAGATGATAGAAGTGTTGGGTGTGCGCAACGCAGACAAGCTCGTGCCAATTGAAGACGACATGAAGCCACGCGATCCAGTCAGCGAGAACATGGCCTTCTTGAATGGCAAGCCCACAAAGGCGTTCATCTAC